AGGGAGAAGATGCAACGAGCAGAGGATGAAGTTCATAAAGAATTTAAACCTAAGTTAGTTGACATCAGACAAGTCACACCTAAACTTAAGCAGAATGGAAGCTTATCTAAGTCAGGACTAACTCCGGAAGAGTATGAAGAAAGATTACCTACTAATAACATAGAACCTTTTATGCGTAGGAAACTTCAAGACTTTAATCTTGGTTCACGTAAACAAGTCGGTGAGTACTTGATAGAGTTTGGTTGGAAGCCTAAGAAGTTTACACCGACTGGTCAACCTATTGTCGATGAGACTACACTTGGTAAGATAGATAAGATACCACAAGCAAAACTAATTGCTGATTACTTTCTCTATCAGAAGCGTATTGCTCAAGTTGATTCTTGGATTAAAGCAATGGATGAAGACGGGAGAGTACATGGATTTGTAATTCCCAATGGAACTATCACAGGCAGGATGTCTCATAGAAGTCCTAACATGGCTCAAGTTCCTAACATACACAGTCCTTATGGTGTAGAATGTAGAGCATGTTGGACAGTTAAGGAAGGATATAAATTAGTAGGTATAGATGCAAGTGGACTTGAACTTAGAATGCTTGCACACTATATGCAAAACGAGGAATATATAAATGAAATCATTAACGGAGACATACACACCGCTAATCAGAAAGCTGCAGGACTTGAATCAAGAGATCAGGCGAAGACATTCATCTATGCACTTATATACGGAGCAGGAGATGCAAAACTTGGGAGTGTGGTTGGAGGAAACAGAGAGAGTGGTAAAAGACTTAGAGAACAATTCCTTAATAATAATCCATCATTTAAAACTCTTAGAGAGAAAGTACAAAGAGCTTCAGGGAAGCATTGGTTGAAAGGAATAGACGGACGTAAGCTTTTAATTCGCACACAGCACGCTGCTCTCAACACTTTATTACAAGGTGGGGGTGCAATTGTTATGAAGCGAGGACTAGCTATGTTAGATTCTTTGATCAGTTTAAACACCTTCGATGCTAAGTTTGTAGCTAACATACACGATGAATGGCAGATGGAAGTTAGAGAAGACCTTGCTGAGAATGTAGGGAGAATGGCAGTTGACTGTATCATTAAAGCCGGAGAGTATTATAACCTTCGTTGTCCTATGGATGGCGAATACAAAGTAGGAGATAACTGGAGTGAAACACATTAATATAACTAAACAGAATATACAACAAGCACAGATTTTTGCTGAAGAAATGGGGCAATTAAAAAACTCTATAACAAAAGGACAAGGAAATATACATGGTTTTTTAGGAGAAATAATTGTATCTAAATTTTTAGATATAGAAATATCTAACACTTATGATTATGATATGATATTTAATAACATAAAAATAGATGTTAAAACTAAACGAGTAACTACACCTCCTAAAGATTATTACGAGTGCTCAGTTGCTAATCTTAATACTAAACAACGCTGTGACATCTATGTATTTACACGAATTTTAAAGGACATGACTCAAGGTTGGATATTAGGATATATAAATAAAGAAGACTATTTTAAAAAATCTACGTTCCTAAAAAAAGGAGAAGTAGACCCTTCTAATAACTGGAAAGTTTCAACTGACTGTTATAATCTTCCAATAAATAAATTAAATAATATAGAGGATTTAAATGAAACACATTAAACATTCTGATAGTAGAAAGGGAGACTTAGCTGAGTACTATGCAGTAACTTGGCTATGGGATAATGGTTATGAAGTATTTAAAAACACAGGCTGTACAGGTCTTGTAGATATGATTGCTTTAAAAGATAGTGAGGTAACACTTATAGATGTTAAAACTTATTATCTTAGACCTGACAGAGCAAGCTCTAGTTTTTCTACCGGCATTGGATTAGTTCCAAGTAATCCTAGAACAGAAGAACAAAAAAAATTAGGAGTTAAACTTTTATGTTTCAATCCTAAAACAAGACAATTAAAATTTGTAGACCATCCAGATGAAACATAAAACAAAAAATCTTAACACCTTAGTAGAAGACATCTACTCTAAACTATCCGTACTTGGCGAGGGTAAATCCCTTGACCTGTCCGATGAAGTTATAGATAAGTTTGGTGAAGACATGAAAGATGTTATTCGTCATTGGTCTACACCTACTGAACGATCAACAGGCACGTTACGTATGTCTAACATAGGTAAACCAAATAGACAGTTATGGTACGACATGAAGTACCCTGACGAAAGCAACTCAATAGCACCTTCTACATTTATAAAGTTTCTCTATGGGCACATGCTTGAAGAAGTTGTTCTTCTTCTTGTACGACTTGCCGGACACGAGGTTACAGACGAACAGAAGAACGTCAAGGTTAAAGGAGTTGAAGGTCACATGGACTGTGTGATTGATGGTCAAGTAGTAGACGTTAAGACTGCATCAGGTTTTGCCTTTAAGAAGTTTAAAGACGGAACACTAGCAGACGATGATACCTTCGGATATCTTTCACAGCTCGCAGGTTATGAAGCAGGACATGGTACTTCTGATGGTGGGTTCTTAGCTATGAATAAAGAAAGTGGAGAACTTGCCCTTTATATACCGGAAGAACTTGACAAACCTAACATAGAGAGTAAAATAGATACAGTCAAGAAGTCTTTAAAGAAGTCAGCACCGCCTGAAATCTGTTACACTCCTATCCCTGATGGTAAGTCAGGCAATATGAAACTCGCTAGAGGATGCTTTTTTTGTAGGCATAAAGTTGAGTGTCATCAAGATTCTAATAATGGAAAAGGTCTTAGAGTATTCAAATATTCTAATGGTCTTTCATATCTAACAAACGTGGTTAAAGAACCTAAAGTCGAGGAGATAACAAATGAATTCAAAGCTAGAAAAGAAAATAAGAAAGCAAGCAAAACACTTAATGGTTAGTTGGTTACAGAGTGTTGTGCCTGATGAAGAGAAAGATAAAGTTACAGTAGATAACTTAGAAGAATATATTCCTGATCAAACACACATCTATGCTAACAGAAGTCTACACATTTCTGCATATACTTTACGTTGGTTTATAAAAGGAATTAAAAAACTTATTAAACAAGGACGGAAAGATTATACTACTATTACAGTACAGGAGTTAGAACGTGGATGATGTTTTTATATCTTGGGATTTAGATAAGATAGAAGTTGAAGAATTAATTGTAGTCGTGGGTAGTTATTTATTTTCAGGTAATAAACTTGATACTGTGGAGACAGATGTTATAGAAAAGTTATCTGAATTACTTAGTTACGAATGCACAAATCGCTTGACAGAAGTACCTAAGTATGAGATAATACACTAATGAAGAAAGGATTTCGCAAGCCCCGTAAGATTAGACCAACAGAAAAGAATCTACCTAAAGGATATGATTCTAACTGGGAGTATGAATTACATCAAGAGTTATTAACTGAGTGGTCACATCATGCAGACAAAGTTCCTTATACAGTTAAGCATACATATGAGCCGGACTTCACAAGAACTTTTAATGACATCGAATATTTATTAGAAGCTAAAGGTAGGTTTTGGGATTACGCAGAGTATAGTAAATATATATGGATAAGAAAATGTTTAAAAGAAAATCAAGAATTAATATTTCTTTTTGCTCAACCCTCTGCACCCATGCCCCAAGCAAAGAAAAGAAAGGATGGTACTAAACGAAGTCATGCAGAGTGGGCAACCGCTAATGACTTCCAATGGTATACTGAATATACATTACCTAAAGAATGGAAGAACTAAATATGGAATATAAATTTGACGAGAACATAAACTTAAATGGTGTTAAGCAATACATTGATAGCACCTATACACAACACTACGCTCATTCTAAGTATCAAGCAACCGATATGATTATAGATGCAGGACATGGCGAAGGTTTCTGTATAGGTAACATTATGAAGTACGCTATGAGGTATGGTAAAAAGAATGGTAAGTCTGATGCAGACCTACTTAAAATTATACACTACTCATTGATTGCATTACATCTAAATGACAAGGAGAGAGACTAATGGTCGAAGACAAGGTAGGCAAGAAGCCTTACTTAGGAATAGTTATAGACTATGATAAAGAAAAGAAACTAGACAAGTTTAGTTTAGATACATTAAAGGATAGATATTTTTGGGAGGAGGAAAGTCATGCTCAAGAAGCTTTTGCAAGGGCTAGTGTTTTCGGGGCTACATATAAAGGAGAGACTGATTTCGGTCTTGCACAGAGACTTTATGAGTACAGTTCCGATCTGTGGTTTATGTTTAGTACCCCTATACTTTCTAACGGGGGAACGACTCGTGGCTTACCTATTAGCTGCTTTCTCAACTACGTACCTGATAGTAGGAGGGGGTTATCTGATCACTATGATGAGAACATTTGGCTCGCAAGTTCAGGTGGAGGCATCGGTGGATATTGGGGAAGTGTTCGAAGCAATGGCATTGGTACTTCTAACTATAGTCGTTCTACTGGTTCAATCCCTTTCATGCATGTCGTAGATGCAGAGATGTTAGCCTTTAATCAAGGCATTACTAGACGAGGAAGTTACGCAGCCTACTCGGACATATCTCATCCGGAGATTGAAGAGTTTATTAACATGCGTAAAGAATCAGGTGGAGATATAAACAGAAAGAATCTTAATATTCATAATGCTGTTAATATAACTAACGAGTTTTTAAAAGCAGTTAAAGAAGATACAGATTGGAGATTGATTGATCCTAAAACTAATGAGGCTGTTAAGATAGTTAGTGCTAGAGATTTATGGTGGCAGATGTTGAATGCTAGAGCAGAAACAGGTGAGCCTTACATGGTAAACATCGACACTTGTAACGAACATTTACCTAAAGAACAAAAAGATTTAGGACTTAGAGTTAATCAAAGTAACTTATGTTCAGAGATTGTGTTAGCTACAAACGAAGAGAGAACTGCTGTATGTTGTTTATCTTCGGTGAACTTAGAACACTTTGATACGTGGAAGAAAGATACAAAATTTATAGATGATCTAATTACAATGCTTGACAATGTGTTAGAACATTTTATTGAAGATATAGTAGACACTAATAAACTTGGTGGGTACAGTGCAAATTTTAAAAGGTTTAAAAAATATGTTAAAGAAGAAAAAGAAGGATTACTTAAAGCTGCTTATTCAGCGTATAGAGAAAGGTCGGTGGGTCTTGGAGCGATGGGCTTTCATGCTTTACTCCAAAGTAAAGGACTACCTTTCAATGGTCTACGATCTACAAGCATCAATAATGTTGCCTTCTCGCATATCAAAGAGCGAGCCATGGAGGCAACTCAAAAACTTGCCGATGAACGTGGTGAAGCTTCTGATATACATAATAGCGGTAAGCGTAACGCTCATCTGTTGGCTATTGCTCCTAATGCCAGTAGTTCTATTATATGCGGTGGCACTTCCCCTAGTATTGAACCATATCGTGCTAACGTATTTACGCACAAAACTTTATCCGGTTCTTATCAAGTTAGGAATCAATACTTGGAACGACTTCTAAAGAAGAAAGGGTTAAATGTAGAAGAAAGAGAACAGATTTGGAAAGACATGACTATAGCTGACGGATCGGCTCAAGGTATAGAAGTCTTATCGGATGAAGAGAAAGAAGTATTCAAAACAGCTACGGAGATTAATCAAATCTATTTAGTTGAACATGCTCATATGAGACAGGCTTATGTATGTCAAAGTCAAAGTGTAAATTTATTTTTTACGATGCCTAAAGCTACCGAGTCTCAATCAGTGCATGATGAATACTTACAGTATGTCAATGATGTACATTGGTATGCTATGAATAAATTAAAATCATTATATTATTTTAGATCAGATGCTGCTCGTAATGCTGAGAACGTAAATGTTAAAGTACAAAGAGTTAGGCTTGAAGATGTAGAATGTTTAAGTTGCGAAGGATAAAATATGGCTATAACAGAAACAGGAGATTCACTTTACGAAAGCAGATACGATGCACTACATGCTAAGTACACTGCAGATGTTGCAATTTGCAAAGCAGAACTTAGAAATTATTTTAATAATAGTGTAGGGGTAGCAGAACATCCTCACACTATTGAATCAATGGATCAGTTAATGAATGAACTAACTTCAGCAGAAGAAAAGTTACAATCATTAATTGCTAATTTCTAATGGATGATTTGTTTAGTCAGTTTTGTAGACGTAAATGGTTAGACCATTGCGATGAAAATAAAACTGCACACTCTGTAACATATACAGAAAAAGAATATAAAAAAGAATTTAACAAATGGCTACTTGAAAAGTATGCCGAACAAAAGGATAACACATGAGCTTACTTAGTACTAGAGAATATTATAAACCTTTCGATCATCCTTGGATGTTTGAAAAGTATGTAGAACAAAATCAAATGCACTGGCTACCGGAATCTGTACCCCTGCATACAGACGTTAAGGACTGGCAGGAATTAACCAATGAAGAAAAGAATTTACTAACACAAATATTTAGATTGTTTACTCAGTCTGATGTTGATGTTGGGTCAGGATATATAGATAAGTATATGCGTATATTTAAAAAGCCTGAAGCTAGAATGATGATGTGTTCTTTTGCTAACATGGAATCAATACATCAGCATGCATACAGTTTACTTTTAGATACTGTTGGTATGCCGGATATAGAATACAAAGCCTTCTCAGAGTATGAAGAGATGGCAAATAAACACGACTACATAAAAGACTTTAAACCTACTAAACGAGATAAACGGGCTATCGCAAGAACACTTGCAGTTTACTCAGGCTTTACAGAAGGCTTACAACTCTTTAGTAGTTTTGCAATCTTGTTAAACTTTCCTAGATTTGGAAAGATGAAAGGCATGGGGCAGATAGTTACATACTCTATACGTGATGAATCATTACACGTTGAGGCTATGACTAAATTGTTTCGTGAATTTATACAAGAGAACCT